CCACTTCCCCCCTCATTTCCCGCCGTTCTTCCCTCCTCACTTCCCGCCGTTCTTCCCGCCGCATTTCCCGCCCCACTTCCCCCCTCATTTCCCGCCGTTCTTCCCACCGTTCTTCCCGCCGTTCTTCCCGCCTCGCTTTAAGTGAGGCGAGATGGGCTGGCTGGTAAGAACACTGAAAGAGCCGGTTGACCTAAAAACAAATAGGGGTAAGTCTGGATCATTCGGCTGGGCGGTGATCGCCCTGTACGTGATCCTCCATGACGTGCTCGCGATACGGGGCGGTAAATTCGAAACACTGACCCGGAGCTGCTGGAAAGCGATTTTCCACCCAAAACACCGATGGTGGGTGTATCCGCTCGCGCTCGGGGTCACGATTCACCTGACTGCTGAGCCTCACATCCGCCGAGCGATACACGGGAAGTGATCTGCTAGAGTCCTCCGTGTGGAGGAAAAATCATTAATCGAACCGGGCCATTTTGGCGTCGGCCCTGAGAACATCACCATCCTCGAGGATTTCGTCGAGCTCGAGGATCTGAAAACGCTCCAAGCGTTCTTTCCCACGATCACCGAGTGGGAAAATCCTCGTGGCGACGAGTTCAATGAGGATGGAGAATGTATTTACGACGCCTCGTATTGGTGGGACCGGATGTGCAGCGGCGACATTCTGCTGAGAACAGCACCAGATATTCACGCTCTGATCGATAAATACATCAAAAAGATGCAGGCAGTGCTGGAAGAAAAATTTAATGTTGGCCTATACCAGCGTCCTCCGGTTCTTATCCGCTGGCTTCCCGGCAACGAACAGCTACCCCACGCCGACAAACAGCTAAACGACGGCACCCCAAACCCGTTCCCCACCTACGACATCAACTCCATCATCTACTGGAACGACGAATTCGAAGGCGGGCAGTTCTACTACCCAGAATATGACATCGAACTGGAGATCAAACCCGGACTGGCTGTTGCCCATCCCGGTGATGTCCACTATCTTCACGGAGTAAAGCAAATTATCAGCGGCGAACGGTGGACCACGCCGTCGTTCTACACCATCACCGAATTGAGGTAACAATGCGCGTAGCAGGAACTCTCGGCGTACCCACTGACGGAATCATCCTGTACAAAGACGTCTGGCCGAAAGACGCCGACTTTGTCGGTCGTCTCGAGCGTGGCCTCGCCGGAAGCACCAACGAGTACTACTCGTGGAAGCAGGCGATGGTCGGCGACAACGACATCATGAAGGACTATCGCGACTGTTTCGACTTCAAGCTTCGGCAGGCCGACATGCCGGTTCCTGCCGAGTTCTCTGATCTTGGCGCCGTGTACGAAGAAGTCATCTCCGGCGTCCGTGAATGCATCCGCCACTACTCCAGCATCTACAACCTGTCGCTGGAGTACGAAGAGGCCACGAACTTCGTCAAGTACGGCGAAGGTCAGCACTTTGCGACCCACCCCGACTCCGGTTTCTCCTACTCGTGCGCTGTTTCCGCGATCGGCTACATCAACGACAATTACTCCGGTGGCGAATACATGATGCCGTACAAAAACCTTAAATTCATCCCCGAGTACGGCGACGTCATCATCCACCCGAGCGACTTCATCTACGCCCACGCCTCCCTGCCGGTGAAGTCTGGCATCAAGTATTCCGCGGTCACCATGTACGACTACAACGACCGCAACCATCAGGACCATGCGGGCCCATACCAGCAGGCAGGCTCTCCGGCAGGCTTGCCCGTTGCTTCAGGGCAGACGTCGGCACTTTCCTGACATGGAAGTAACGCTCGTCAGGAGCCATCAGAACCCGCCAGAGATCCGCCAGTCGACAGTACGCCGTGACTGGATGGACGACACCTACAAAAAGCACGCCTACAAATGCCTGCCCCTAACTGAGGCAAACGTGAACGGCTGGGAAATGGTGCTCCAGCAGGATGTCGTCATCGAATGGGACGGCGGAATGACTGTTCCTCGCGTCCTTTCTGGCGAAACCATGGATTTCGAGATCAACGGCCAGAGTTACACCCGGCCGATTGTCGTGCCATCGATTATCGGAATCATGTCGTTTGCGGTTGGATGGACGTTTCACACTCCGCCCGGAATAGCCACGTGGATATCTGGTTCGCCCAATCTTTTCGTAGATGGCGCTGTACCCCTAACTGCCCATATTCCATCTGACTGGTGGCCCGATGAGTTCAACATGAACTGGAAGATCACCCAGATCGGCAAGCCCGTCACGTTCCCCGCTGGGTCACCATTCATGTTTTTCCAGTTTTACGACACGTCGCTCATGCCTAGCGTCGAGTTCAACGTAAAAAATATGTGGGACGAAGATCAGAACGAGATAAACGACGCACGCCAACGCTACAGTGACGCGAAAATGACTAAGCTTCGCGAGCAGCCTTGGACATGGATGGGCGGCATCAGGACGGGTCTAGACGCCGACGGCAACCGGATCGGTCCTGCATTCGACGGACACGTAAAACTTCAGGAGCCTTCATAATGCACGGTGGAATCGCAGCAGGACTACGTCTTGGCAATTTGGGCTTCAAGATCAGAGGCGTCACCGCGCAGCAGGTTATAGACGAACCAGAATACTTCCGCGAAATTTTGAAGCGCAACAAAGTGATCGGCTTCAAAGGTATGAATCCGTCAACCGTCGAGCACGCGGAAGTCATGCGAGCGCTCTATGAAATCCACGAGTCCGAGGTCGACGACGACCCGATCGTGGGGAATCTTCCTGATCAAAATCATCCCACGATGCCCGACGTGGAATCTAAGGACAACATTGAGGCGTACGTCAAAAACGTATGGCATGTGGATAACCCATTTTTGGCTGCACCGCCTGTCCTGACCTCAATGAAAATGACAAAGTTCGATGTTGAACCCGGATATGGGGACACCCTTTTTGTCTCCCTCTCAGGTCTTTGCGAGGCGATGCCAAGCCATCTGCGTGAACATCTCGAAAATGCCCGTCTTCTCGGCGCCACCGGTTCTTCCGAACCCGGAAAAGACGATCGGGAGATCATCAGCCATCCAGCACTTCGTACACACCCCGATACGGGAGAGACGCTGCTGTATTGGACTGGCCCGGGAACCATGCTTGAGACCTCCGGTGATGAACCTGAGTGGTTCGTCGAAGTCCGCGACTTCGTCAACCAGTTTTGCGCCAATGCCGCAAACCGCTGGAAATGGCAGTGGGAAGTCGGTGACGTGCTCGTTTGGGACAACCGCGCCGTACTCCACGCATTCACTCCGGGGTGGGAAAGAGAAAATCGAATCTTTGACCGCTTCCAGATTGGATACCAGACACCGTTCTACAGCACATCAGCGGCAGACACCAGAGATCCCAGTTTCGGTGACACGCACAGACTGGAGGGCGTCGAAGCGGACTCGACATCAGGTCCAAACCCTGATCACATTCCGCTCGTCTTCACCAAAGGCTTTTACGCCCTAGAGGAAGTAGCACATCTGTTCCAGACCGTCACACTGTTCGTTATCGCGGACGAAAATGGTGAGTGGCGGGAAGACGTAAACAGGCTGGCCGCTGACGTCGGCTCTGACCTGTTCAACGTTTACATCGTCGAACAGGACCCTTCTAACGCTGTTTTCCGCAACCTGATGCGCTACCACGAATACAAGCTGCCGGGATGCGAGGTGGCCGGCTCTATGTTCCTGTGTTCCCGCAACGGTGATTTCCATTGCTTCTGGGAGCCAGACTTCAATCTTTTCCAATGGGACAACCCAGACCGCACCAAAAACGCTGTCCCTCACATCCGCGGCTACATCAACTGGCATCCGGACATGCGCCACGCCGGACATGCGTGGCATTACCCGGACTGGTTCCCGCATCAGCCACTTCAGTTCCGGCCATGGGATTACCAAAACCTGCCATTCATGCAGTACATCAACTGGGGTGACGAGGATCCACCGGAAGATTTTCTTGTCCAATTTGCGATCGACACAATTTACGGGTGCTTCAACCATCTGAAGGATAACGAAGATAGGTATCGCACCATTTCACGGATTCACGACTACATCGGCTACATGCTGGAACTTGGTGAGCATGAAAAAGAGCGGTGAGCATCTCGGCGGAGGCGTAGTCCTCTACGAAAACGCGTTCGAGTTGGACTGGGAATGGATGCGTTCCTACTGCAAGGACACACTCCAGAAAGAACGCGACACCATGTATGAGCCGGGAGTCGACCCGATTACCGGCGAAGAGGGCTACATCAACCGAAGCAAATACTTTTTCTCAAAACGGTCGCTTGATGAGATGCCGTGGCGAGGCAGCTTCGTCCATCAGGACAGCCGGCAAGACGTCATCGACACTCTGAACTACATCGAGGAGCAGCGCGACGCCTGCCTGCTCGACTACCTCGAAAAGTTCCCGATCGCCGGCAAATGCATCTGGTGGAAAATCAAAAGCCACATCGTCGCATACCCGGTCGGCGGGTTCCTAGGAATGCACGCGGACGTCAGCACCGACTACGAATACGGCAGACCTCACCCACGGGACCAGCTCGCGACAAGAAACAGCGTCTCTGTTGTCGCATACCTCAACGACCGTGTAGAAACCGAGGCAGAGCTCGACGGAACAAATTTCACGGGCGGCGAACACCACTTCCAATACTTGGACATCACCCATAAGGACATCAAGAAGGGCGACATCCTGTTCTTCCCGTCCAACTATATGGCAGCCCACGAAGTCCGACCCGTCACCGGAGGGTGGCGCTACTCGTATCTCGGGTGGTATTGTCAGGGCACACCCAATCCGGCAGTAAGCGAAAACGTGGTCGACCCTAGGGAAAACCCCGAGATCGCTTCAATCTCAACGAATGTGTACATGGAACATGGATACTCAATTCTCCCCCCAGTCGGCTAAAGTCGGCATCATCCACCCCGGCCAGATGGGCGGCACGATCGCCCGCGGCTTGCACGGCAGCGGCAACATCCCGTACTGGGCTTCAGAAGGCCGCAGCGAGGTGACAGCAGCACGGGCCGAAGAGTTCCACATGATCGATCTGGGAACGGTCGAAGAACTGTTCAAGCAGTGCGACGTAGTGTTCTGTATCGTCAATGGTGGATCGCTGATGAACTACGCCGAAATGGCTGTTGAGCTGAAATATTCGGGCATTTACGTTGACGCAAACGGCCTGTGGGGCGAAGAGTCAGAGCAGGAACTCGCAGACATTCTCACCCGTGGTGGTATCCAATATGTCGAGGCAGGACTTTACGGTTGGCCTCACCCCGGCCGCGAAGGCCATACTGACGAGCACACCATGTACCTGTCGGGAGACAGAGCCAAGGACGTCGGCTCTCTGTTCACCTGCGGATACTGGGACATCATGTACACCGAAGAAAAAGATGACATCACGGCCAAGAAATTTAAGCGGCTGCGCAACGACCGCGAACGCGCCGAAAATATCGCTCTTGGTCGCGACGTCTGATGATCCACCACGGTTTCGGCGTCATCGAATTCGAAGACTTCTTCAAATTTAACCGTGCCGAGCTAAATGGCTGGATCGAGCGTCGTTTCGCTGAACAGCCTGAGGACTACACGCTGCAAGATGACGGGTCGTATCTGAACCGTGGCGGGTACAGATTCGAAGCTAAAGACATCGAATCGTCACCCAGACGAGCCTTACACCTGACCGCCAAGTGTGACGAGGCTGATCTTCAGATCTTCCAGCAGATCTACAACGCGGTCGGGGAAGCCGTCGATATCTATATGAAAGCCTATCCCGATGTGAAAAAAAGCGTTTGGTGGCGAACTGACCCGCATTTGGCGGCATATGGCATATCGGCCGGTATGGGCTTCCATCACGACAACCTTGTTGGCGACGGGGAGGAAAGCGAAGCTTCTACCCAGAACGTGCTGACGGCCTCGCTGGTCCTAGATGACGAGTGTGAGGGCGGAGAACTGGCGTTCCGCTATCCGGAATGCGTCCTGCCACCCAAGTTCGGTTCAGTTATCGTGTATTCAAGCGGATACCTCGGAACACACGCCGTATTTGATGTGAAGTCTGGTCGCCGTGTGTCGTACCTCGAGTTTTTTGGGCACGGAACCCGCGCGAACGCTGTCAGTTACCAGCGGTCGTAGATGTACTGCCACGTTTCTGCCGGCACGTCGTCCTTGTAGAAGGGGTCCAACTTCGTGGATCGGATCTCTTCAGCGATGTACCCTTTGAACGCTGCCAGCATGTTGAACATGCACTGCCCGTACCGGTAGGTGCTGTCGATCTTCTGCCAGCGGTCGTATTCGCGGCCGACCATCTTCTGAAACTCGTCGTAACTCATGTTTGTCTCCTAGTAGGATATGCCGGATAGCCGGACTGCCTAGGAGTGTAATCACAATGTCACAAGAAGTCAACACCCTTATCCCCGAGGAGCTCAAGAAGCTCTGCGCCATGATCGACATGGTGGATGACGATGCCCGCGACCTCTGGCCGCCCGAGCTCATCTGTCGAATTGTGAACTCTGGCGATCAGGATGAGGCGAACTTGATTTACCTCGATGAGTGGCTCGATAATCGAAAACTCCTGCACGAACGGCTCGACGCCCTAATTGATGAACTCCCAGTGGGCGATGCCAGCAACATCCCTTTGTGGCGTGCTGAGCCCTTCGCCCTAGCGTTGAGTTTCCCGTGGGGTTCCGGTCTCGCAAAAGCCATCACCGACTGCGAAACATGGCTAAAAAGCCAGTAAATAGAAAATCAGCACCGCGACGTGCGGTAGCAAAAATTGATCGAGTTGGCTCTTGGGGTCGAGTCGAGTATCACCACACGCTCGAGTGCGGTCACATAGAGACACGGAAGCGTCCGAGTGCGTCTGGAATAATGGCATGTACGGGGTGTGTGCTAACCGAGGAGCATGAGGGCAGGATCGCCACC